GTTCATTAAAAGTGTTTCATCAGCACCATTAAGATATGTTAAAGATTATTCTAAACTTGATATAGTTCAACATGCAAAAGCACTTTTTCCGAAAGCTGTCCCTGGACAAATATTTGATAAAGATAAATGGAATCCAGCAGATGTTTGGCTCTATTATGAAGATTTAACAGAACAAGCAAGTTTAGCAGACTTAAATAACTATCTCTTAGCTTCTATAGAAGGTGGTAAAGGTATCATAGGTATATCTTTAAAATTAGGTGGAGGTAACGTAAATACAATAAATGCCAGAAAACGTCCAGTTTATGTTGTTGATGATTTTGATATGAAATTTGGTGATTTATTTGCCCAAAATGTTAATACAGAATATGGTGGAATGGGAATGGAAGGCTATTCTGTTATGTATAGACTGTTTAGCCCAAAAATTGGAGAACTTATTAGGGGAGAAGCACAACAGAAAGCGGCTCTAGCGGCACAAGGGAAAGTTTATTTAAAATATATTGATCATTTAACGGGAGGGGCGCAAGCATCAAAAGCTGTTGCAGGTGTAGCAAAGAAAATTGTAGAGAAAGATAAAAAAACAGGAGTTTATAAATTTACAACAGATGGTGCAAGGACATTTAATAAAGTCAAGAGAGCATGGCCACTTGTAAGAGATAATAATATAATTGAGTGGGCATCAACTGCAAATCCTGCCAATTATGATAGACTTGTAGATTCTAAAACATTTTTAGAATATGTTAATGAATATGCAATAAAAAAGAAGTTGAGAGAAAGTGAAATGCAAGTAAGAGTTATGGCACGATTTCAAACTATTATGTTAGGAGCGGTGTTTTCTTCTATAAAACGAAAAAGTGTAGACAAATTACATGAAATTGTATTAGGTATGTTACTATTTGCTAAATCAGAATCAGTTTGGTCTGCACCACACATGAAGGCACAATAATGTTCGCATTTGCTTCATTTTTAACTGAACAAAAGAATCTCCACATGGAACACCTTGAAGATGAGGTGTTAAATGGTGGAGTAGAAGGAACTAGGGGAGCAATAAATTTCCTTCAAGGATTGAGGGATATGTTAGCAGGAAGTTCAGCTTCTTCTGTAGATGTTACAGTAAAATGGGATGGAGCACCCGCAGTGTTTGCAGGAATTAATCCTGAGAATGATCAATTCTTTGTAGGAACAAAAGGTGTATTCGCTAAGAATGCAAAGATAAATTATACTGATACAGATATAGATAATAATCATTCAGGAGGATTAGCAGAGAAACTTAAAGTTGCACTTAAAGAATTATCCAAAGTAAACATACAAGGTGTTTTACAGGGTGATATGATGTATACTCATAATGATATTACAAAAGAAACGATTGATGGTGAACCTTATATTACTTTTCAACCAAATACTATCGTTTATGCAATACCAGTGAAATCAAAGTTGGCGGCTAAAATCCTGTCCTCTAATATGGGAATCGTATGGCACACCACTTATAGTGGAGATACGATGGAGGACATGACCGCCTCCTTTGGTGTTAGTTCGGGGGCGTTTAGTGAAAGTAGTTCAGTATGGCAAGCAGATGCATCATTCAAAGATCATTCTGGAAGTGCCACTATGACAAGTAAAGAGACTGGTGATGTTACTAAAATATTAAGTCAAGCTGGTAAACTGTTTAGAGAAATAGACTCTAATACTCTGGCTATGGTAGCGGGAGATCCTACACCAAAAGAATTGATAAAGACGTATAACAATAAAATGGTGAGAGAAGGACAGAAGATTTCAAATCCTAAAAGACATACTGCAGGAGTGATTAAATTTGTATATGATAAGTTGAAAGCAGATGTAGATAAGGTAAAAAGAGAAAATACGAAAAAAGAGAAACAACGTAAGATGGATTTATATGTTGACTTTTTCAGAAAACATTCTTCAGATTTAGTCAAGATATTTGCATTACAAAATTTACTTATTGATGCAAAATTAATAATTCTTAGAAAATTAGAACAAGTTAAATCTATCAAAACGTTAATGAAAACATCTACAGGATTTAAAGTTACTTCTCCAGAGGGGTTCGTTGCTATAGACAAACTTAAAGGTGGTGCAGTTAAGTTAGTAGATCGAATGGAATTTTCAATGCAAAACTTCAACGCAGCAAAGAATTGGGATAAATGAAAACATTTTCAAAGTATCTAGAAGAAAATTCCAAGTATATTGTTTCCAAGAACCCAAGCGACAAGAAATGGTATGTAATGGGTCATGTGGGAAGAAACAAATGGATGCCGGTTTCTAGTGGATTTAAAAACAAAGCCCAAGCTCAGAAGTGGGCAAAGAGTCAAGATAAGGTGGATGACGCGGCTCGCGGAGAAATAGGTGGTGTATAAGATGAAAAAAGTTATAATACCACATATAGACCACGGTGTTGATATTATTGGTGATGAATGGGAAGATGAAGAAGATGAATCTGAGATGTATGAACAACGAGAAGATCCAGATCATCCATACTGTACAAATTGGCCAGTAAATAAAAAAAAGGAAAAACATGGAAACATTTAAAGAATTTTTTGGTAAAAAGGCTGTAATCGATAAAGATCAAGAAGAATTAGAAAAACTTGGTTTGAAAGCTGCTGGTAGAGGTGGTTGGTCTAAAAAAGAACAAGATCGATATAATGATCTTTGGATGAAGATGCACAAAAAGGGTCAAACTCCATTAATGACACCACCAAGTGTATATGATGATGATTCGTGGGGAACTAAAACTACAAAACTTCATAAGAAGTTAAGATTAACTAAAAAAGATCATTCAAGTGTATTAGCATGAGTACAGCTGTATTTGCTTTTGGGAGATTTAATCCTCCTACTATCGGACATGAAAAGTTGATAAACGCAGTAATTGCTACTAATCAACGTGAGGGTGGAACTGCCTACATTTATGGAAGTCATTCACAAGATAGTAGAAAAAATCCCCTTTCACATTCAGAAAAAATGGGATATTTACAAAAAATGTTCCCACGAATTAAAAAGTCGATACAAACTAAAGCAAAAGAACGAAATGTACTACAAATCGCACATACATTAAATGAAAAATATGATAAATTAATATTAGTAGTGGGTAGTGATAGAGTCGATGACTTTACCTCTTTACTAAATAGTTACAATGGGATAAAGTCTAAACATGGATTTTATGAATATAAAGAAATAAAAGTATATAGTGCAGGTGAAAGAGACCCAGATGCAGATGGTGCTTCTGGAATGTCAGCATCTAAGATGAGATCAGCCGCAACAAAGGGTGATTTTGAGTCGTTTATATCAGGCGCATCAAGTGAATTAACTATAAAAGAAAAGAGAAATCTAATGAATGATGTACGAAAAGGATTGAAATTAGATTCATTACGTGAAGCAATGAAACGCCGAAGAGGTTATGAGAAACCTGTTATAGTTGAACATAAAGATAATATTGAAACAAAAGAACTATCTTGGCAAGGTTATGATACTGTAAATTTATCTACTTGTGTAGAGGCGTTTGAATTATTTGATGAAATAGTTAATAGTGTCGGTGATGGAACGTTTACTGCCCCAGAAAAGGGGTATCTTAAAGAAGCACTAATGTTGACAGATAAATGTCTTTGTATTTCACAAGTACCAGAAGAAGAAATAACAGAAGAAGATGAAGTGAATTACATAAAAAGTTCAGAGAAAGCAATAAAACTTTTGGAGACTGTTAAAAAACGAACAGGCATACCATTTGAATATTCGTTTTTGAATGATCTTCAAGTAAAAGTTGCACCTAATGCACAACCACGAAAAACATTTACACAATTTTCAGGAGAAATGTATGGCCTCTGATAGCCTATTAACAGTAATTCAAGGACTAGTCAAGAGAGATGGTCGAATTGCAAAAGAAGACGCCAAGAAAGCTAAAGAAGCAGTAAAGGCGCAAAAAGAACAAGAAGATGAAGAAGATGAGGATGAAGAACCAGTAGGAGAACCTGCTGATAATCAACCGCCTGCAGATGAGCCACCACCTGAAGAGGGTGAAGATGAAGAAGGTGAAGAAGAGGACGAAGAAGAGGGTGATTATGATAATAAAGTTTCTGGACCCGATCCTGCATTAGTTCAACAAGTTTCCCAAATAGTTATGCAACAAATACAAGATATGTTGCAGGCAGCAGACGATG